ACGATTGGGATGGTAGCCTTATAGGTAATGGTAGTCTCGTTAATGTTAAATTTTCTACCTATGATTGGACCTATGCTGGCAAAAGTGGTGTAGCAACAGACCTGATGGGTGTTCAGGTTGTTGATCTAGTCCCGTATGGTGGGGATGGATCAAACTTTGATGCTGTAGATGGTGGTTATACAGTACCAGCTTCATCGCAAGAAGGAGAAGAAGTACCGTTCTAAATCGTTACACTAGGGTCTACTAGTCTTATTGCAGAACCGGGCAAAAGACAATGGGTAGAATTTGTAGCAGGTGAGGAGAGGGACTGCTATTTAATTTAAATAACTGGAGAATATAAATGTTAATTGGTGTAGTTGCGTTAATGTTAAGCTTCTTTGTAGAAGTAGACGACAAATTTATAACTAATGCTTCCGAGCAAATAGAACAAGGATATAGCTGGGAGTATATTGGAAGAACCAAATGGGATAAAACAAAAGGTCCAGCAATGTATGTAAGGACAGACGTAGATAATAAGTTTGTCTATTTTAAATTAGTAAAACTAGATGGTCCTGCTTCCGAGTCTCAAGAATAATGAAGACAGCTTTAATCATAGGTGGGTCAGGACAAGATGGATATTACCTAGCACAGTTACTTTTAAATAAAGGTTATCATGTACATTCTCTTGTTCGTAGATCGTCGGTAGATAACTTCACCAGAATTAATCAGTTAGAAAGTAAAGTAAATTTTGTTACATCTTATGGAGATTTAACTGACACATCAGGATTGCTTAGAATAATTAAAGAAGTTAATCCTACGGAGATATATAATCTTGGTGCACAATCTGATGTAAGAATATCTTTTGACATACCTGAATATACAGGTGATGTAGATGGCTTAGGTACAACTAGGTTACTAGAATGTATTAGAACTTTAGGAATGGTAGATACCTGTAAATTCTATCAAGCATCTACTTCAGAATTGTACGGAAAAGTTCAAGAAGTTCCTCAAACAGAAGAGACACCCTTCTATCCTCGCAGTCCTTATGGTGTAGCAAAACAATACAGTTACTGGATGGTTAAAAATTATAGAGAGGCTTACAATTTGTTTGCCTGTAATGGTATTCTTTTTAACCATGAGTCTCCTATGCGAGGAGATAATTTTGTCACACAGAAAATTGTTAAAGGTGTGATAGATATTATGTTTGGAAGAAAAGATAAACTTACCGTAGGAAATCTTAATGCTAAACGTGATTGGGGACATGCTGCTGATTATGTAAAGGGAATGTGGTTGATGATGCAGCAAGATAAACCTAATGATTATGTCTTAGCCACAGGCAAAACTCATTCAATAAAAGAATTGATTGAGTATGGTTTTAATAAATATATAGGTGTTCAATTACAATGGGAAGAGGAAGGAGTGAATGAAATAGGGTTTGACATTAAAGAAAATTCAGAGTATAAAGGTGTTCTAGTAAATTGTTCTCCTGAGTTTTATCGCCCAACAGAAGTTGACTTACTTCTAGGTGATCCTACTAAGGCAGAAAAAGAACTGGGATGGGAAAGAGAATATTCTTTCCATGATTTAATTGATGAAATGTTTGAGTATCAACTAGAAAGGAATTAAACTGAATGACTACTGATCAAAAAGTTCTCCGTGCGTTGAAAAAAAGGATGCGTGTTACACGTAAGACTGCGATCCAACGGGGATGGGCAGAGAATCTAACTGCATCCATCGCCTCGTTACGTAAACGTGGATATGATATTGATACAGTAACAGCTTCAACACCAGAGGGTGAAAGTTATACCCGCTATCGTTTGAACGAAGCTTAAAAAGGAATAACAGAATGAGTAATAAAACAATAGATACATTGGTAGAAGATATATATTCACTCTTTACATCAGAGAAAGAAGTAGATATATCGCCTGATGATATAGAAATCTTATCTAAAGAAATTACTCGTTCTGTTTCTTTTGCTCTTAATGAAAGTAGAAAGAAAAAGAAAACACTTCGCTTGTCCTTAATAGGTCACCCAGACAGAAAGATTTGGTACACTATTAATAATGACAAAGAGAATACTGGAGAAGACTTACAAGGTAGTGATTACATAAAGTTTTTATATGGTAATATCCTTGAAAGTCTTCTCGTTTTTCTGTGCAGAGCAGCAGGACATTCAGTAACAGATCAACAAAAAGAATTAAAGGTAGAAGGAATTACAGGACATCAGGATGCAAGAGTTGATGATGTTTTAATAGACTTTAAAAGTGCCTCAAGTTTTTCTTTCAAAAAATTTAAAGACGGTGCGATATTTAAAGATGATCCGTTTGGATATATACCTCAGTTATCAGCTTATGCTCACGCTAACAAAGTAAAAGATGCAGGGTTTATTGTAATAGATAAATCTAGTGGAGAGATAGCGTATTGCCCAGTCCATCACATGGAGATGATAAATGCAGAAGAAAGAATTAACCATCTCAAAAAGATGGTCAAGTCTCCTATCATACCTGATAGGTGCTATGACGATGTGCCTGATGGCAAGTCTGGCAATCGCCGTCTTGCTGTTGGCTGTAGTTTTTGTGAGTATAAACGTGAGTGCTGGTCTTCTGCTAACAACGGTACAGGACTTCGGGAATTTAAGTATGCGAATGGTTCAAAGTTTTTCACACAAGTAGAACGCACGCCTGATGTAGAGGAGGTTATTAATTTTTGAAGCACTGTCACAGAAAGAAATTAAACTTATGGTAGAAAGATATAGGTCTAAAAGTGAACGAACTACAGCAGAATATTTAAAGAGTATAAAAGTTAAATATAAATTTGAACCATATTATATTCCTTATATGTGGGTTGAATCTAAAAAGTATCTTCCTGATTTTATCCTACCGTCAGGTATAATACTAGAAGTAAAAGGTAGGTTTACACTAGAAGATAGAAAGAAACATTTGTTTCTTAGAGAATCTAATCCTGATCTTGATATACGATTTGTGTTTGATAGACCGGCTAGTAAACTTTATAAAAGGAGTAAGACAACTTATGCAGACTGGTGTGACAAACATAATTTTAAATACTGTAAACTATCTGATGGTTTACCCGATAGTTGGTTAAATGAGACAAAGAGAAAGTCTTCTAGTAGAAATAGAAAGTCTAGTAGAAAGTCAAAAGGCACCGCCTCAACAGCTACTATTTCTTAGTGTCTTACTACAAGCTATGTTGGACGCTACTAAACCCAAACATGATAAAGAATCTTATGAGTCGATTGTGTCCAGAGACAATGCGAGAGCATGGTTCTTTGCGTCAGTCGGAGTAACTGCAGAAGATTTTTACACAGTCTGTGATGTAGCAGGAGTTGATCCTGACTACGTAAGAACATTTGCTTATAAAGTTATGAAGTCTAAAGAAATAAAGTATGTACGAAAAAGAATTAACGCTGTCCTTACATTTGACTAGGAGAAACAGAATGGATAGAGATAAAGAGATTGCACAATTATATGCCTCTCTTCCAAACTTTAAGTTTGATGAAGAAGATTACGTAGAAGAGATAAGAGACTACGTTGCTTCTACTTATAAAGAACATTATGCTAAAGGTAAATATCAAGCCACAGATATTATTTTAGATAGTGGTCATGGACAAGGATTTGTTATGGGTAATATATTGAAATACTGGAAAAGATATGGAAACAAAGAAGGAAAAAATAGGAAGGACTTGTTAAAGATTATTCACTATGCGATAATCATGCTTTATGTCCACGATCATATCACCAAAGGAGTTTAGATTTATGCCCACCTTTCGTTCTAATGAAAATCCTATGTTCCGGTCTAAGTTTAGTGAAGATATATTCAAACACAAGTATGCCCATCATGGTTGTGAAACATGGGCAAGTCTTGCATCTGTTCTCGTAGATGATGTTTGTTCTCCACATCTAACACAAGATGAAATAGACCAGTTAAAAGAATACATTACTGATTTAAAATTTATTCCCGGTGGAAGATATTTATATTATGCTGGTCGTCCTAATAAGTTTTTTAATAACTGCTACTTATTGAAAGCAGAAGAAGATACACGGGAAGATTGGGCAAACCTTTCATGGAAATCAGAATCATGCTTAATGACAGGGGGAGGCATTGGTGTAGACTATTCAGTGTACCGTGAAGAAGGGAGAGTGCTGTCAGGTACAGGCGGTCTTGCCTCTGGTCCTATTCCTAAGATGATGATGATCAATGAGATTGGTCGAAGAGTTATGCAAGGTGGCAGCAGACGGTCAGCTATCTATGCCAGTATGAATTGGAAACATCCTGATATAAGAAAGTTTTTAGTAAGTAAGAATTGGTATGATATGCCTGTAGGTACAACAGACTTTAGTATTGGTCAGATAAAAGAACAAGACTTTAACTTTGTTGCACCCTTGGACATGACTAATATAAGTGTTAACTATGATACAGAATGGCTTTTAAATTATTGGGAGACAGGTGATGTTGGGGATACTTTTGCACAGAATACCAAACAGGCTTTACGCACGGCAGAACCGGGGTTTTCGTTTAACTTCTTTGATAAAGAAAATGAAACACTTCGTAATGCGTGTACGGAAGTAACAAGTGACACTGGGGATGATGTATGTAACTTAGGATCAATTAATCTTGGAAGGGTAGATACTCTCCAAGAGTTTAAAGATATCGTTCATCTTGCCACCA